TTGATTTACTTTGGTACTCAAAGATCCAGAACTTATCTGTTCATCTTTAAACTTGAATATGGGACTTCACTGGTGGAAGCATAGAGATAGAAGTATCATCATAGTTCCATATGAATAATGCTTTTAAAGAATTGTGTTCATACTTTCTAAGCACTTCTACTTTTTTAGCATTTGATCTCTGCTTTGATGCAAGAGCAAGAACTTCAAATGCAAATGGATTAGGTGGTAAATCCACTATTGGTTGAGGAGGAGTAGCAGCTTTCCTTGTTTGGATTGCTTCTGCTTTTTTAGATGTCTTCCTCGGTTTCCTCGTTGTTGTCATTTTCGAACCTCACTGCGACGATTTCGTCTGGGATAATGTTTCCATTTGCATCATACATTTCTGGATGATTGTAAATGTTTTGTGGTGTAGTTTCATAAGAATGTTGTCTTGCGACCCATCCTATCACAATTCCAACCGTTAATGCAAGAAATGACATTACTGTTGAAAGGGTTAGTGTTACTACTAAAGTTTCCATGAGACTTCTCCACTTTTAAATTTTTTTGTTTTTGATGGTAAAAGAAAACTCAAAATTAAAATGAATATCTTTCTTTAATAAAGAAAACATTTTTCTAAACCTGATACCAAAAGGTTTAATATTTTGAGACTTTGGTTTTGTCCCTCCAAGAATTAATTCTACTCCTTTATTTATCTTCAAATCAGACGATTTGTTCTTCTTTAAGATATTTGATTGTGTCAACACATCCTCCTAATTTTTTTCCGTTTAATAAAATTTGAGGGAAAGTTGTTCCATTTCCAAATTCCCCATAGAATGAATCTTTATCAAAGTGTTCACCAAGTGAATACACTGTGTATGATGCTTTGATATGATCTAATACTTCAACAATCTTGCTGCAGTATGGGCATCCTGATTTAGAATAAACTGTAAAATTTTGTACGTTACTCATAAAAGTAATACACTAAAATATTATTTATTTTGGATGGCCGCATAATCTTTGTCAAAGATCTCAAGACCTTTATCTGTCAGTACGTGATGATACATCTTCTCAAAAACAGAAGGTGGCATTGTCACAATATCCGCACCATTTGCAAATGATTGAGATACACTATTCACATATCTGATTGATGCAGATAGGATTCTTGTTCTATGAATTGCTTGAACTCTAAACACTTCATCAATATCTTTAATTAGATTTAAACCTGTAATAGAGTTATCATCTAATCTACCAACAAAAGGAGAAACATAAGCTGCACCTGCCTTTGCTGATAGAATTGCTTGTGCAACATCAAAGATCAAAGTTACATTTACTCTGATTAGATTTTTACAAGATAGTTCTGCACAGGCAAGTAAACCATCAGGTGTGCAAGGAACTTTGATTGTTGCAGAGTTTGGAAACTTTGTTGCTAATCTAATTCCATCTTCAATCATTTCATTAGAGTCACCAACCACTTCCATACTAATATCTCTGATTCCTATATCTTGAATCTCCTGATAGACTTCCTCTGGATCTCTACCACTTTTTCGAATCAAAGTAGGATTTGTTGTGATACCATCAATCAATCCTGTTCCATAATACTTTCTGATTAAATCAGTTTCTGCGGTATCTAAAAATATTTTCATAAAAAAATGAGGATCGTTTATGACCCTCATTATAACAAACATTTAAGTTTGTGTCAATATTTGTTGATTAACCAATAGATGGTGCTGTTAGTGCAACCTCTGTAGTCTCAGCAGATGCTAAGTCTAATGGGAAGTTATGAGCATTACGCTCGTGCATTACTTCCATACCAAGGTTTGCTCTGTTTAGAACATCACCCCATGTAGGAATGATTTTTCCGTTTACATCTACAACTGATTGGTTGAAGTTAAATCCATTTAGGTTAAATGCCATTGTGCAAATACCCATAGATGTTAACCATACGCAGACAACTGGGAATACTGCTAAGAAGAAGTGAAGACTTCTTGAGTTGTTGAAACTTGCATACTGGAAGATTAATCTACCGAAGTATCCGTGTGCTGCAACAATGTTGTATGTCTCTTCTTCTTGTCCGAATCTGTAACCATAGTTCTGAGACTCTTGCTCAGTTGTTTCTCTGATTAGAGATGAAGTTACAAGTGAACCGTGCATTGCGGAGAATAATGCTCCACCGAACATACCTGCTACACCAGCCATATGGAATGGGTGCATAAGAATGTTATGCTCTGCTTGGAATACAAACATAAAGTTGAATGTTCCTGAGATACCTAGAGGCATTCCGTCTGAGAAAGAACCCTGACCGAAAGGATACACTAGAAATACAGCAAATGCTGCAGATACTGGTGCTGAATAAGCGACACAGATCCAAGGACGCATACCTAATCTGTATGATAGTTCCCACTGTCTACCCATATAGGCAGAGATTCCGATTAGGAAGTGGAAGATTACTAACTGATAAGGGCCACCGTTGTATAACCACTCGTCTACTGTTGCTGCTTCCCAGATTGGGTAGAAGTGTAGACCAATAGCGTTTGAAGAAGGAACAACCGCACCAGAGATGATGTTGTTACCATACATTAGAGCACCTGCTACAGGTTCTCTGATTCCGTCGATATCGACAGGAGGTGCTGCAATGAATGCAACGATAAAACATGCTGCTGCTGTGAGTAAGCATGGAATCATGAGTACACCGAACCAACCAACATATAATCTGTTGTCTGTTGATGTTACCCACTCGCAGAATTCTGGCCAGCCTTTTAGCAAACCGCCACTGCGTTGTCTTGAAAGAGTTGTCATTAGGACGTTAAAATAAGTAGGGCTCAAAGGGTAGAGCGATACTATATTTCCTGTAATCCCTTCACTACAGGATATGAGAGACGTAATTTATCCACCCATAGGTCTCGGTTAACGGGTGCAAAAATGGTGAGGGTTTCCTCACTATGTTATTTATTATAAAGTTTTGTTAAGCATTTGTCAAGTGTACTGGATACAATTTACGTTAATTTTTGTAAAAATTTATTACTAAATACCACATAGGTATATTATCTCAATTATGAAGAAATTTTTACCTTTATTATTGCTGCTTGGTATGGGGACTTCCGCATACGCTGGCGGTATCGTGAGTTCACACACATCAAGTGTACAATTAACCGTTGATGCGGCTAGAACAGACGCTTCAAGAATCGGTTCAACTTTCTCAATTTCTGGTAGTAACATTGATACAACTGATGGTACTACAGCTGGCACAGTTTCTGCAGGTACGATCACATCAGGTGTATATGCACCAGGTACAATTGCAGCGACTCAAGACACAGCAGGTACAGCGTTCAGCTTTAGCCAGTCATACACTCAGGCTGATGCAGTTCCAACTTCTGCTCCAACGGTGGGTGCTGTAGGAAACCTATCAGACCAGACCTCTTTTGCTGCAGGAACCGCAGGTGACTTGGCAGGTACTGTAACAAGTGCAGGTGTCATCACGGTAACAGCTGGTGGAGCTGGTACTTCAGCTGTTGGGCAATTTGTCAGTGAAATCACTGTCATAGATTAATCTTATGAGTCATGAACATGAAGAACCTTGTCCTGATTGCGGTTGCTACTGTCCTTGCGAATGTGACAGTTGCGAAGGCTGTCCCTGTGGTGCCTAATTTTACACAGGGCTCAATGACCTCAAATACCACCACGACTTCCACTGTCACTGAGACGATAAATAGTATGGATTATAATACTGGCTGGCAGTACTCGGTAACGGGCTCAGGGGTAGTCGCAGATGGAGAACTAACACCAACAGGAACTGGTTCTATCAGTAATACCCAAATTACATTAGATGGAGTGACTTCAACATGGAATGGTTTGAATTTAGAAGAAAGACCAAACTTCACGATGCAAACACCAGGCGGTGCCTTCCAATTCACAGAAACATATCATGGGCCTGGCCTCTCAAATCACACAATAATACAAAGAACCACCACAATAAATTCTGTCACAGACACAACTTCAACGTTTACACAATAAGTACATTAGTACTATCGTTATTATCACCGTCGATTTCTTATGCAGAAGTGGGTGGAATTAGTGCAACTGCAAACCCAATAGCAAACTCTTCAGGCTCAGTTACGAACCAAGCTATACAGGTTTTACAGGGGCCTTATATCACGAATACTTATGGTAATGGTATCCAGTGCCAAGGTGCTACCATGAACGTTACACCCTACCTCACTGGGACGGGAAATTTTAAGCGGCCGTTCGAACACACATATATGGATCCAGTGTACGACATGTCAGATTTGGATGATGATGGTGTATTAGACAATCCAGGTTCTATACTTTATTATGTTCCCACAG